CGTAACGTTAGCGCGCGCAGAAAACCGGGATTGCTGGCGGAATGAGCAAACGGACGGCGATGTAGTGAATCTCACTGCCTGTTTGCGCTATACTGCGCGCCGCTGTCCTCTTAGTTAAATGGATATGTAGTAAAAAAACATAACTTACTGATATTATTAACCTATATACTTGAATTTAAAAATTAAAAGTACACCATTATGTACACGATTGATTATCGATTTATTGAGGCTTTAGTTTAGATAATTGGTCGGTGCGCTTCATACACAGAAGTTATCTCAGCCGTGACCTTACCCAGCACAATAATCCCTTCCAGCCCCTCCCCGTCGATTGTTTCTCCGTCTGAGGTAATAATCCCTGTTCTGAACAATCTTCCCAGTTGCGAATAGTCTCCGAGCTGGAATGCTACTTTATCGCCTGTCTGCCCTTGGGCTGTTCTGTCCACAATAGCGAATCCGGCCGGTGTCTCAATCATCAGCATGTGGGCCGGGTGAGGCATCAGCAGTTTGTTCAGGTCTATGCGGCCTTCAACGTAATCATTTGCCGGTGATGGAAATCCCATTTCAGATTCCTCCATTCGGGTTGAACTGCTTGTAAGTTTTCGCTTCACCCTCCTGCGTTGATGCATCGCGGAACGTCACCGTGTTTGTCTTTATCCACTGGTTAGCCTCCCGCAGGCTGAAATGCCAGTTAAGCAACTCCAGCTGATGGACAAACTCCTGAGTAGTTACAATAACGCCCTGCCCAGGCTCTCGCCTCATAGCGTTCATAAAAGCATGTTTGATTTCATAGTCGCGCGGCATAATTAATCCTCCCCTGATAAATACTGTATGGATAAACAGTAATATTGATCGGTAGATTTGATCAAGCCGTAGCGGTGGTCAAATTTGTAAAGGCTTTGAGGTGAAAGGGTTTTTAGTTGGCGCTTGCGATGGTGAGTGACTAATCTCAAATCACCCACCCCGCATCCTGCTGAGATTGGCGCGGTCTGTCGCTGCCCCGTCGCCGGGCCTTTTTATGACGATGTAAAGCGTGAGCAATTTATTGTTTTGCGCTTCTTGCGTTTAACGTACCCTAGCAGGTAGTTTTTTTAAGTTAATAGAGATCTACGATGAACCCAAGGCATTACGACTTCATTGACTCTTTAAGGGGCATAGCTGCGCTTAGCGTTCTTATAGTACATCTAGGGAGGCTGACAACACCAAGCATAGAGGCTCCCGCTTGGATATTCCCACTAACAGACATAGGAGGAACTGGCGTATTATTATTCTTCGTGCTCAGTGCATTTACGTTATCTCTATCTATGAAGTCAAGGAAGGATGAAGCCAATCCTTTAAGGAATTACTTCATCCGCAGATTCTTTAGGATAGCCCCTCTTTTTTACGTGGTAATGATTGCAACCTATTTCAGGGATATATACGTTTTCGGCGTCTGGCAGCCATGGAGCGAAGTGTTAAAGAGTATGTTTTTTGTTTTGAACTTTTTCCCGGGAAGTGAGCAAGGATTCGTTTGGGCCAGTTGGACTATAGGTGCTGAAATGGCCTTCTATGCTATATTCCCAATAATTTTTAAGTTATCAAAAAACCTGAGAAGTTCGTTATTAATCTTGCTTGCCTCATTCTTTTTAAGGTGGTTTTGGCAATTATTTATTTTCAATAAAATGGGTGACACCCCTGAAGCCTCCGCCTTCTACTCAATAAGTATTATTCATCATCTTCCGCATTTCATTATGGGGATTGTTACCTATCACGTTTATGAAGTGACAAAACATAAGAGTTTAAACAGGATTGCTTGCTTTGCGTTCCTTGTGGCTCTTCCAGCATTGATCTTTACTTTGCTCGCATACAAAGTTATTAGCTATAACATCTTAGGTGACAGAAGTACTTCATGCTCGTTGTTATTCTCTATAATTATAATTGGAGTATCAAAGGTCAAACTCAAGGCAGTTGTAAACAAATTCACTATTTATGTGGGTAAAGTCAGTTACTCAGTTTACCTTATACATGCAAATGTTATTTACTTTGCTGGCTCTTACATTTCTTCTTTACTTGATGGATATACTTATAGTGGTTGGAAGTACATTCTGTGCCTAGTGTGCGTTCTGTCTATAACCCTTGCTTTATCAGCATTGAGCTATAAGATAATTGAGAGAAATGGTAATAAATTAGGAAGGAATTTAATTGGCTGGCTTAATCAAAAGGAAATGAACTCGCAAAAATGTTGAAATCTTAAAGGGCTTTAGTAAGCCCTTTTAACTTTATGGTTTGACGGGCCATAAAATGCTTTTATCAGTATTTGCATTTATGATATTTAAAGCATCAATGTAATCGAGAATTTCATTTAACTTTTCAGTCTCTGCTGCCGTCAATTTCCTGCCTAAAAGAAGCTTGGTTTGCCATGGTACAACATCTTGTGTTGCTTCCGCGATTAGGCTGGACTTTATAGATAAGTTATTAGATATGTTTTGCGATTTTAAATCGTCAATTTCTTCTTCTGTCATGGGTGGCTCAATGAATTTACTATCCTCATAGCCCCAGCCAATTGAAGGGTTTGTTCCTGTATCGTCCGGAATTTCCGCGTAAGTGATCCCATCACCAAAATCCATAGGGCTATCTTTAGGCCCAGCCCAAACGATCGTATTTATTACCTTTTTGTCTTTTATAAGTGCGTAAGAGGACATTATGCATACTCCCAGATAATTACAATACCATTCCCGCCAGAACCGCCCGCCAGAACAGATGTGTTTCCGTAACTACAGGCTCCTGATCCCCCGCAACCAATAGCTCCGTTTGTGCCAGGAGCAGTATTCATTACTGGAGTCGTAGTTCCTGAGAAAAATGAGCCTCCCCCAGCACCGCTGATGCAGTTACCAAATGTTGTCCATATTGGCTGGATGCCATAAGAACCCGCAGCATTTATAATATTGCCGTTTGTTGCTTGTCCGCCTGGGCTACCAATTTGCTGCTGTACTCCTGATGTCCAGGTGGCGTTTAAATCCTGAGCGCCTCTGGTTCCGCCTCGGGCTACAATATTGCCAAAGGAAGAATCACCTCCATTTGTATATGACGCGCCGCCCAAACCAACAGTTACCGTCTGCGATGATGGGACCGTTGTAAGATAGGATTTTGCATACCCCCCGCCTCCAGCGCCTCTTCCAAGTGCAACCGATGAGCTATTTGCAGCGGATGCATTTCCGCCGCCACCACCTCCACCAACAACTTCAACAATAATTGACTTAGTTCCGGGAGTCGGTATGTAGTTTCCACTAGCGGTGAATGTTTGGGCGTTTAATAAGCGGCCCGAGCTGACTAAAGTCTTAATGGCAGCTAATAATTGAGAATTATTTGTCTTCGCAAGCGCAATACCCGCAGCTTCAATCACTCCTGCGATTTCTTCTTGGACGGAGTCAAAAAAGGTTTCATCCAGTGCGGTAGGCAGCTCCCCGGTTTGCGGATTACCGCCAGTAAATCCGTTCTTTCCCGAACCAAATTTGTCTTTCTGAGCGGTTGATGTGTCAATACGATGCATGTCTACTCCGGATACTTGAAAATGACATAAGTGTGGGACGGTGCCAGCTTGTTAAGAACACATTCAGCGGTAGTGTCACCCCACGTTCTGATGCTGTCGGTGCAGTTGCCAATTACCGTCATTGGAGATATCTGCGTTGATGATGGCATGTTAACCCGCCAGTAATACCGCCATTCATCGCTGTAGAGAGAATCCCTGCAGGATGAGAGGCAGGTAAACTGGCTTTTTTTGTAGCGGGTGATGGTGACGCCTGTATACCCTAGCGCCTGAAGCTGAGCCAGATAGAAGGCTTCGTTTATGCCACCAGCAAGATTCAGCTTTGCATCTAGGCGCTGCCTGCGCTGCTGAAGTGTCTGGATACCAGGCGGTGCGCAGGAGTCGGGCAATCCGCTGATTGATTCATAACGATCCATGAGCTCGGTTACAGAGCGCGGGTCTGTTTCCAACATCAACGCATCGCCGCGTCCGTGTACTGCTGAAAGCGAGGGTGCCAGGCCGGTCAGCAGCAGGTCGTCACTGTCCCATGCCGGGCCACGCGGCAGCAGCGCACCCAGCATTTGCCGGTACTGCGCTGTTAAGTCCATGAGATTGTCCCCACCACGCCCACCTCGCCTTTCCGGATGGGGATATCAGCTGCCGGACTGACCAGCGTATGGCTGTACTCGCCCGTTGCAATGCTGATGGCCTCGCTGATACGTGACGGCTTAATCACGCTTTCCGGTCCCCCATCTCGCAGCATCATAGAACGCAGCTCAGCCTCAACGGCATATCGTACAGCCGCTGTATCAGGGTTGAGTCGTATCTGAAAATTCACGGTGTGTGGCGTAGGCGCAAACACGTAGATATCGGCTCCGGCCACCGGGGCCAGAGGTTCTATATTTGCTTTGACGGCGGCAATAGTGGCTGCATCGGGAATCGGATTGATGAGGTCGCTGTTCGCCACCATCACTCCCACCGTTCCCCGACCGCTCCAGTGCCGGTAAGTCCAGGCGCGCGTGACTCCAGTTACCTCTTTAGCCCAGACCTCATAATCACCGTCAGCGCCGCCCTGCGGGGTCCAGTACCAGCGCTCAATGATGCGCGCGCGCCATACTTCTAAATCTTCAACGTCAGCGCCGCCCTGAATGCTGTCCGCCATGCCAGCTGAAGTTAGGCCGGTAATAGGACTCACCAGCCGCATAGCCAAGCCATCGTCCGTGTTACCTGCTTTGCCTGACTCGTCACAGACAATAGGCACCCGGAGAACACCTCCAGCTGACGTAGCGGCGGCTGTGGTGGTGAATGATACGAGATCATCCCGCTGGATTGTCACACCTGCCGGAACCGGAATGCCATTCGTTGTAACCGCCCAACGCACAAAACCTTCTGCAGACGTAGCTGCTTTGCGTGGGCATCGCTTCATATTGGCGTGGCGCGTCAACCATTCCTCATCCGCAAGGTCCGGTAAAAGATTACGTGCCAGATAGTCAATGTAGCCATATACGGTATGCACCGCCGCCGCCTGCACGCGTCCATAAACTTCGGCATCGGTACGACGCAGAGCAGCAAGCGTTGAATCTGCAGCCAGTCGGGTCAGGATATCGTTGCGGACGGTGGTGATTAACTGAGGGAGTGTCGGGCGGTTAAATCCACTGTCAGCCATTAAGTTCACTCCATAAATCGTCAAAGGAAAATGCCGTGCGGTTGCCGTCTTTCTGGCTGATAACTATCGAAGCGCTGAGCGTTGTGATCCCGATCCGCTCAGCCTTCACATCCACCTTTACCGCTATGCCGTCATCCACCAGCCACTGAAGCGCCTGACTGATATATTCGCGCGCTTTGAGCGGCGTTTTATTTGTGAGTTTCTGTCGGCTGAGAAGATAAAGGCGGGAGCCAATCCGGTCATTTTGCACGGTCGGGAAGCTGTCACCCCACCAGCCGTTATCCTGTTCCGGGCTGTCGTCAGGCTCAGCCTTTCGCCAGGAGAACAGTGAGATAATGACGGCACGCGTCAGAGGATCGGGAGGCCAAGTAACATCACGTTGAACGCCGTTAATCACAATAATCATGGCTCCCCCATTTTCTGGGTTGTCGCGTCGGTAGTGCCGCCACCTGAGCCGTTCTCTTTATGGTAGTGACCGTTATAGGCTATGCGCATGGCTGACATGGTCAGGCCGGAAGAGTCGCACTTATCTTTGATCTCACCGGTAGATTCGATGTCCATTTCAAACCGGGCCTTTGGCGCGTTGGTAAAGGTGATCGGCTTACCTGCGCCATTGACAACAATTCCTGCACGGGTCAGCGTCACCGACTGTCCCTGATCGTCATAAACTGCCACCTCACCGGACTTAAGACTTTTAATGCGGTAGCGACGGTCAGAGACGACCAGAACCACACCGTGAGATCGATCCCCGTCAAAGTAGGCGGCCACGGCCTCTGCACCGGTAAGCGGCGCTGCGGTAAAGCCATAAGGTTCCATGTGTTCTATATCGCTTTTCCCCTCGCCCCCAGCCATTTCAACCTGAAGCATCTGGCACTTTGTAGCCGTGTTCAGTCCGCGAACCACAGCGCGGGCCAGAAGGTTTGACAGCGCACGACCCATACCTGAAATCGGATTAGCCATCAGAAATCATCCTCTTCTTTCTTTTTCTTACGCTTGCCGGGCTTCGCTGGTTCAGGAAGATAGGCATCCGGCGGCCCGACCCTGATTTCGGTCACGGTCCCGTTTTCATCCTGCTGGTAGGTCACCTCAGCGATCACCATCTGCCGGTTGTTAAAGCCCAGGATGGGGTCAAAGACGATCACCTGCAGATTAGGCAGCCAGAGTGAGCCGTCACCCTGCCGCCAGCCCTGCACGGTGTAGGTCACCTCATCGGTACGTGCAGCTCGCTGGCGCATCTCGAACTCCGCGCGGGCGCTACAGGTTGCTGTGGTGGCGTTGCCGGTCTGACGGATAATCATCGGGCGGTAGCGCTTCAGGCCACCATCAATAGTTTTTGAACGAATAGCCGTAGTCGTGGCCTCGCCAAAGTCATCGTCATTACCCTTACGCTGCCCGGAAACCTGATAGTCGCTGAAGCGGTCCCGAATGCTCTTTTCGGTGTCGCAGGAAAGAATGTTTTCACCCAGCACCAGCGCTGTATGCGCCTGCTGGCTGCCGATGCCACCGATAACCAGATTGCCCTGCGCGTTGTCATACGCCAGCGCCTGCTGCAGTCCGAGCATCTTGTTCAGCACGTCCATGACCGTTTCGCCTTGGTCGGCCTGAATTCCCTGAAGCGTACCGGATGCGCCACCCGCATCCACCACTGTAATGCTGAACGGCTTCGCCAGCTCTGCAGCCACCTGCGCCAGCGAACGGCCCGCATACTGTGACGGCGTGGCTGAGCAGTCGATGAGGTCAGCAGTTTTGCTGCGCCCTGATATTCCCACGCTGATGCTACGTGCGTCATACCTGACCGGCGTCGCCTCAACGTAGCCGGTCAGCACTTTATCGGTGCCTATCAGCACTTCGACGAGGTCACCGTTTTTAATGCGGTTGCTGCGGTTTGCCTGGTCGGTGTCGCCCGGCCAGCTGCGGGTAATCTCAACGGTAAAGTCTCGGGCGATGCGCTCAATACCGGCCGCGATCCGGACCGAAGTCCAGCCGCCCCACTCCTGACCGTTCACCCGTAAAATAACTGTGTTGTTCATCGCACCGGCACCCTCAGTGACTGAACCGGCACGAAGCCGGGATGGCGGATGCCGTTACGCGCGGTAATATCACCAGCGCGGGAGGCTGAGTCGTACCAGTCGGCGGCCAGCACAAGTGCGGGCGTCACCTGTGAAGGTGTGCGCTCCGTCATGCGCTCGACTTGCTCAAGGCGTGCAGAGATATCGCGATTAACATCTGTTCGCACGGTGACCAGCGCCTGGTAAAGTCCGTCATCTGAAACGCGCTCCATCTCAAGGTCAATGGCCTCATTGAGACTGTCACGCACTTGCGCGAGATCA